GGCGGTAGTAAGTCAGGCGGTAGCAAAGGTAATAACACTAGCAGTAGTAAGAGTACTAAGAGTTCTAGCAATAAGAGTCAAAGTACTAAAAAATATAGTAGACCACCGACTACGTTAGCTCAGAAAAGATTTAGAGAAAGAGAAGCAGCAGGCTTGAGTGGTCTGACTGGTGGAGAGAAAGGTACTAAAACTAATCTCAATAAAAACAAACCGGGGATGCCTGATACCAGTACCATAGGTAAGTATCGAGCAGCTCAAAAAGCACAGGTACAGAACGCAGCTAAGATACGTAACGATAACTTTAAAGCTGAACAAGCAGCTAAAAAGAAAGCAGCTCAAGAAAAACAAGCAAGACAGTTTGACTCAAGTAGACTGTTTTCTGGTTTAAGTACAAAAGATTTATTTTCTAACGAAGCTAAGTTAGGTGGTAGACTAGCCACATCTTTAGCAGATACATTTGCTAAACCTAAGTTTATGTATCAAGGTAACTTTGCCGGAAGGATGCCCGGGTATAGTAATTACTTTTCACCGGACGTTGCATCTGCATCACCTTACACACGTAAGGGTGCTTTAAAAGGTATACCGTTTGCTGGTGCTGATGACGCAGGGTCACTTACACGATTTGCTGTACCAAAGGATGCAAAGATAAGTAGAAGTGTACTAGGTATTAGACAATATAAACTCAACCCATCACAGATGAAGAATCTAGGTATGGGTATGACTGATGACGTTGCTAAATTTGCAGCTAAAGGATTAGGAAAGTATGGAGCTAGAGCAATACCATTTGCTGGAGCTGGTCTATCACTTGCTGATTCATTTAATAGATTCAGAAAAGGAGATATAACTGGTGGTGCATTAGCAGCAGGCTCGGCAATACCCGGACCAGTAGGTTGGGCAAGTCTCGCAGGGTTAGCAGCTAAAGACATTAGTACAGCTATGAATAATAGAGAAACTCAGACAGCCTCAGTAGATGCTGGTGGATTAAACATTGGTAGCACTGATAGTGGAGAAGCTTCTACTAAACCTAGTGGAGTAGCAAGAGTTATCACTGGTGCTGCTGACAAAGTAATGAGAGATACTACAGACTTTGACAGAAGAGGTAAAGAAAAGAACTTCTTAGCTGATGCTTTCACACAGACAAACACAGCTCTGAAAACTATCAAGCCATACTTTGATGCAGCTAAAGGTCAAGACGATAAGTCTATACGTAAACAGGCATCAAACTTACTTACAGATATAGGGGCTAGGGAAGAGCTTGCTCCTGTAGCTAGAGGTATCAAAGCTTTTACAACTGACAATCCTAATGTTCCTAACCGATTTGGTATGGAAACTCTGTCAGATATTAAAGATACATTCACACCCGGCAAACCAAAGATGCCTAGCATAGATCCTAAGTCAGGAGTTGTTATGTCAATAGGCAATAGAATGTTAGCCGGTGATCTTAAAAATATAGTTAAAGAAGCTGACCAACAGACAGGAGTAGAGAAGGGTGCAACACGTACGCTTGGTCAAACCATTAATGTTGCTAAACAGATTGGTAAAAACCTAGGAGATACAAGCACTAAAGGCTACCAGTCTGCACAGAAGATTGCAAAACTTACAGGCACTGGATCAGGTAAACCTACCCCGGGCTCGATTATTAGAGGTGTTAACCCATTCTCTGGTAGAGGTAGAGGTAGTGATAGATCAGTACCATTAAGTAGAGCAGGCGGTACAAATCCAAACACTTTAGCATTGCTACCACAGCAACAGCAAACACCAGCTGAACAATTTACCGTACCACAGATACCACAGCAACAAGGTCTTGATGCTGGTAACTTAGCAAATGTACAGAATCAATCATATCAAAATACATTTAGAAATCTAATGGCTATCAATCCTAACTACTCAGCTCGTTTCCAGATGAGACCTAGACGTAATGTAAGGAGAGGTAACTTTAGATCCATGTTTAGCAGAGATTATTTTTAAACAATGACAGCAAAATCTAGGTATGATAATTTATCCAGTGATCGTTCCCAGTTTTTGACCGAAGCAGAAGACGCAACAAAACTTACATTACCATATCTTATCCGTGGTCACGAAGACTATCAGAAAGGTATGAAACAACTGAAGACACCTTGGCAGTCCGTGGGGGCTAAAGGAGTGGTAGCCTTAGCATCAAAGCTATCGCTATCACTCGTACCACCACAGACTAGCTTCTTTAAGCTACAGCTAGATGAGTCTCAGTTAGGTGAAGAGTTTGAGCCACAGGTAAAATCAGAACTTGACTTATCCTTTGCAAAGATAGAGCGTACTATTCTTGACGCTATCGCTGCATCAGATGATCGTGTAGTAATACACCAAGCATTACAACATCTAGTTGTAGGTGGTAATGCTCTTATCTTTATGGCTAAGACAGGACTGAAGTTATACCCTCTTAATCGCTACGTGATAGAACGAGATGGCAACGGCGACGTGATTGAAATTATCACAAAAGAAAGAATCAACAAAGATCTGATTCCTAACTATGACTCAGACGCAGTTACAGACGAGGAAGATGACAATGAGATTGATGTCTATACGCATGTCAAGCGTGACAATAATAGATTTGTATGGCATCAAGAAGTCGATGGTAAAAGGCTACCTAACTCACAAGGTAAGTCACCAGTCGATAGCACTCCATGGCTACCACTACGATTCAATACAGTAGATGGAGAAGCATATGGTAGAGGTAGAGTCGGACAGTTTATCGGAGATCTTAAGTCTCTCGAAGCATTGTCACAGGCTATAGTAGAAGGTAGTGCAGCAGCCGCTAAGGTTGTATTTACTGTATCACCATCTAGTACTACCAAGCCTGCAACACTAGCACAAGCTGGTAATGGAGCTATCGTACAAGGTAGACCTGATGACATTGGTGTCGTACAGGTAGGAAAAACAGCTGACTTCGCTACGGCGTTGCAGCACATGCAAACACTTGAGAAGCGATTGAACGAAGCGTTCCTAATCCTGTCAGTTCGGCAGTCAGAACGTACAACCGCTGAAGAGGTACGCATGACACAGATGGAACTAGAACAACAGCTCGGCGGACTGTTTGGGTTGTTAACTGTAGAGTTCCTCGTACCATATTTGAACCGAAAGCTTAGTGTGTTCCAGAAGACTGGAGATATACCACGTATACCTAAGGGTATGGTCAAGCCAATCATCGTGGCTGGTATAAATAGTCTAGGCAGAGGACAAGATGTACAAGCGTTGGGTAGTTTCTTACAGACTATTGCACAGACAATGGGACCAGAAGCTATTACAACATACATAAACCCAGAAGAGGTAATCAAGAGACTCGCAGCTGCACAAGGTATAGATGTATTAAATCTTGTGAAGAGTATGCAAGAGGTACAAGAAGAGCAACAGCAAGCTGCCGCAGCACAAGCAGAGCAGGCTGCAATCGAAGGTACACCAGCTCTTATGAAAGCACCTTTAATGGACCCAACTAAGAACCCTCAGTTATTACAACAACAGGGGGCTCCAGAACAACCACAACCACCACAAGAATAAATGGCAGAAACATTAACTATGGAGTCTAATGTTGAGACAACAAGTGTTGACAATCTCTCAGCAGAAGAACAAGACTCTCTAAAAGTTGGTGAGCAGATGCAAGAAGCTCAGGATCAACTACTAGCAGGCAAGTATAAAAATGCTGAAGAGCTAGAGAAAGGTTATCTTGAGCTACAACAAAAACTCAGCTCCAACCAACCAGCTGAAAAAGCAGAACCTGAGCAGACAGAAGAGTCTGCCCAACCTACTATACTAGATCGTATCTGGGAAGAGTCTACCTCTCAAGAAGAGTTTAGCCCTGAGCTAACTGAAGAGATAAGTAAGATGAGTTCTACTGAACTTGCTAACATGTACTTAGATTACAGGCAGGCAAACGAAGGAGCAGAACCGGCACGTGACTTTTCTAATGAAGAGATACAACAACTACAAGGTGTAGTAGGTGGACAAGAGAACTATACTAACATGATAGACTGGGCACAGAAAACTCTGAATGAAACAGAAGTTAATATGTTCGATGCTGTCATGGCTAAAGGAGATCCACTAGCTGCATTCTTTGCAGTCAGATCTCTTGCCTACGCATACAATGATGCGGTAGGATATGATGGTAATGTAGTACAAGGTAAAGCACCAAAACAAAATACAGACCAGTTCCGTAGTCAACAAGAACTCATCGCAGCTATGAGTGATACAAGATATGAAAATGATCCAGCATATCGTCAAGATGTAATAGACAAACTTACACGATCACCAAACGTAGATTTTTAGGAGAAAAAAATGCCCGGACATTATGGTAAGACAGGTACAAAAAAGAAGAAGCCAATGAGTAAAGGCTTATCTAAACTACCTAAAGCAGTACAAAAGAAAATTCTTAAGAAGAAATAACCATGGCTTATACTGACGTAATAAATAAGGTAAGTCAGAATCAGCAAAACAATCTAGATTTAATACTGACGAAACTTCGTCAAGGTGACGGAGGATCTCCTTACACAGCACCACCTAAAGAAGACCCTGACAGAAAGTATGTGCCAGCACCTAAGAAGGCAGAATTACTACCTTATCAGGATGGTAGAGTACCTAATCATCTTCATTATAATAATCCATATCCCGGTGGCAAACCCAGTATGTTTATAATAGATCAACAGGAAAAGGAAGATGCTAGGAAAAGGTTTAGACTTTTTACAGGTATTGATTTAGCAAAAGGAAATCAAAGCAAGAATATAGCTATGGATGATCCACTATCAGACTACGATTTAACTGAATATGGTTTGTACATGAATTACATGGGTGACATGTATATGAATCTAGACGGGATGCTGTTTCCAATGGGACAAGGATATGATGAAGGTACTCATGGTAAACTTGTTCCCAAAGGATTAGTTCAGTCTAATCAGTCTATGAAAATCAATCCACTCATAGCGAATTTTCCTTATGATTTTGAAGGAGGTGTTGTAACTCCAAGGTACTTCACTCCTCCACGATATAGAAATCTACCATTCTTACATATGCGAACAAAAGATATTAAAGATGAAGAGTTATTTCATTTTAATAATTTTATAAAAAGCATGGGTGGTGGTCTAGACACAGTTAGAAGACAGACACCCTTATCAATAGGATAATGGCACGTAAAAAAGTAAGAAAGAGAAACGTCTCCCTTAGAATCGGCAAACACAAGAGCCGTAAGGGAGGTCTCACAGCAGCCGGTAGAAAAAAATACAATAGGGCTACCGGCTCCAACCTCAAGGCTCCACAGCCCGGAGGTGGTCCACGCAAACGCTCGTTTTGTGCTCGCTTTAGAGGCATGAAGGGTCCTATGAGAAAGAACGGCAAGCCTACACGTAAGGCACTTGCTATGCGACGATGGAAATGCTAATGGCATACAAAAAGAAAACCAAAAAGAGCAGCAAGTGTGGCTGCAAACACGGAGGCAAAAAACGCTAATGGCTAAGAGAGGCTTGTACGCAAATATACACGCTAAGAGAAAGAGAATCGCTGCTGGCTCTGGCGAAAAGATGAGGAAACCCGGATCAAAGGGTGCTCCAACAGCAGCAAACTTTAGACGATCTGCAAAGACCGCCAAACCTTATAAGAAAAAAAAATGATCACTACCGATACTGATGGTAGAGAAAACATCTACCCAAACGAACCACCCATACAATTATTACCCCCAAGAAAACTAATGTCACCAGAAGCAGAAAGATTTAATGGCTGGGCAGCAATGCTCGGATTCGTAGCAGCTGTAGGAGCCTACGCAACAACAGGACAAATCATACCCGGTATATTCTAATGGCAGCTATCTCTGTAACAAGAGGTACTAGCACTAGCAACTGGGAAAGATTTTGCCAATGGGTTACAAGCACAGAGAACCGCCTATATGTAGGTTGGTTTGGTGTACTTATGATCCCTTGCTTATTAGCAGCAACAACTTGTTTTATATTAGCCTTCATCGCAGCACCGCCTGTAGACATAGACGGCATACGTGAGCCTGTTTCCGGCTCGTTATTATACGGAAACAATATTATATCAGGAGCAGTCGTCCCCTCCTCAAACGCAATCGGACTACATTTTTATCCAATATGGGAAGCTGGCACTTTGGACGAGTGGCTATATAATGGCGGACCATACCAACTCGTTGTCTTTCATTTCCTCATAGGTGTAGCAGCTTATGCAGGCAGACAGTGGGAGCTATCATACAGACTTGGCATGAGACCATGGATCTTTGTTGCTTACACAGCACCACTATCCGCAGCTCTTGCAGTCTTTCTTGTCTACCCATTCGGTCAGGGTTCATTCTCTGATGGCATGCCTCTAGGAATCAGTGGAACATTCAACTTCATGTTTGTCTTCCAAGCAGAACACAACATCCTTATGCACCCCTTTCATATGCTCGGAGTTGCGGGTGTGTTTGGCGGTGCTTTGTTTGCTGCTATGCACGGAAGCCTTGTTACTTCCTCAATCCTTCGGGAGACCACGGAAGATATCTCACAGAACTATGGCTACAAGTTTGGTCAGGACGAGGAAACTTATAACATCGTAGCTGCACATGGCTACTTTGGTAGACTTATTTTCCAATATGCCTCTTTTAATAATTCTCGTAGCTTACATTTCTTTTTGGCTACTTGGCCCGTGGTTGGCATATGGCTCACCTCGATGGGCATCTGCACCATGGCTTTCAACCTTAATGGTTTTAACTTTAACCAGTCCGTCGTTGACGCAAACGGCAAGATCGTTCCAACATGGGCTGATGTATTAAACAGAGCTAACTTAGGCTTTGAAGTGATGCACGAAAGAAATGCACACAACTTTCCACTAGACTTAGCATCAACTGAGTCAACAAACATTGCCCTTACAGCACCACAAATTGGTTAACTCCACGTCCGTTCATCGCTATGCGACGCATGCAATCTAGTCATGGAACGGGGGCTAGGTATCGGAGGAAACTATGACAGTAACTTACGTTTACCGTGGTGTTGTTTATACAAGACACAAGTAATGGCACATCAAAGCTCGGTTATGAGAGCAGCAGTCACAAGGTTAACACCTGAGACATTCCCTGCTCCAGAACCAGAAAACAAAACTGAAGAAAAGAAAGAAGATGCTCAACTAGAGACTCCTTCTTACTAAACAGCCGGGGAGCACCTCAGAGTCGGACTCCCCTGCCATTGGCATAAGCCTCTACGGAGATACCTGATGCCGTCTAGACGGTGGGATAGACCACAAAAAAATCTCGAGAAAAAAATTAGTACTAAGCAATATCAATTTTTTTTAATCCATATCAATGGCACAACAGAATAGCACATTGACCACGGCTCTTACACGCCCGGGTCAGTCCAATAGTACAGGTGACGCAAGAGCACTTTACTTAAAGCTGTTCAGTGGAGAAATGTTCAAAGGCTTCCAGCACAATGCTATAGCTAGAGATCTCGTAATGAAGAGAACACTTACTAACGGT